CTGTGACGTTGCCTGTGAGTGCTCCGTATATGTTTACAAAACGCCCTTCAGCCCAGCGAAGGCCCACTGCGCCTATGTCACGTGTGTTGTCTATATCTGGAGTAACATCTGTGCCAATGCCTGCAAAGGCCACTGCGCCTGTGTCCACTGCTATGCCGCCCACTGTGGTACCATCACCCACAAATAATTGTTTGGTATCTGTGGTATAGATTAATTCTCCCTCTAATGGAGTGATCCCCTGTAGTTGTAAATATGTGCCACGTAAAATTCTCAATGCCATATGCTGTGTTGCTCCTTGTGTGTATTACTGTGTATTTATATCTACAATTGGGTTTAGGGCCTTGAACATTTTACTTTTTAAAGAACTTTTTGGTGTGTTTTTCAATGTCTTTTTTGACCTTTTCTGTGTCCAGTCTAAAATCCACATTTTTGATGCTGTCTGTGTAGGTCTTAAACAGCTCATTTAATGTCTGTTCCAGATTGCTGTTGGTGAGTTTTTTGGTGTTGTTTTTGACTTTGATGTCCCACTTTTTGCCATCTTTGAAAGTGACCTTGATGGCCAGCAGGTACTGTATGGGTATGGCCCGCACAGTGACATCACTGAACACTTCGGGCCAATGATCCACCACATTTTTGGGCAAATTTTTCTTGCCAAATATCACCATACTGTGCCGTTATTCGGTGGATTTAAGTTTGAGTTCGTCTGCTTGTTTTCTCAATCGTGCTGCTTCTTTGTACAATCTGTCTGCATCACTTCTTAATTTTGCAGCCAATTGTTCGTCAGTCAACACAGTCTCATTTCTCACAGATTCCAGCACAGGATTCACTATCTGTCTGGCCTGTGTGTTGGCTGGTGTTTCATTGCTGGCAGTGATGGCCAATTCAGCAATCTTCAAACCTTTTTGCTGTGCTATGGCAGCATTCAATGCATCCAAACTGATGGTGGTGGATTTGTTGGGAGTCATTTCTATCTCGTTGGCTTTGACTTTCTTCATCAATCCTTTCACATGGAATCTGGCCAGCATGATGGAACCATCACCCAATGGAGTGCGGGCCATGGCTTCTGCCAATTCATATGCAGTTTGACTGGCAGCACTTTGGATTAGATCCATCAGTCTTGTGTGCTCATCTGATTCCAAACCACTGGTGGGTACCACCAATGCGTGTTCAGGATCGCTGGGCAATACTCTGTACACCACTCCCACTACTTCTTTGGTGTCTTTGAATCTGCCCAAATGTTTCACTTCGCTCATTACTTTTTATCTCCAGTCACGGGTGCTGCTGGTTTGGCAGCTGGTGCGGCTGTGGCTTGAGCGGCTTGTTGTTGAGCTTGAATGGCATTTAAAAATGCTTCCAGTTTGTTGTATGTGGTGCCCACTGCTTGCATTTCTGCTGCTTTGAATGCACCTCTTTGTGATGCCACATCTATGATGGCTTTGATTGTGTTTAAATCCTGCACAGTGAGATCACCTGATTTGTTGTCAGGAGCTCCAGCAGGAGTGGCAGCTTTGGCCTGCTCAGGCGCGGCTGCAGTTTTTGTTTGTTCGTTCATTATGGTTTCTCCTTTGTATATACAGCAGTTATTTAACTGTTGATGATATAAGGGCAACCTAAAGTGAATAGAGTGAGTTCTTTGGCTTCTTCAAAACCAATTTTGATGGCATACTCCACTTTCTTATCCTGGGAGTTCTGTACCATTTTTCCTGTGTAGAATCTGCCTTTGAGATTGATGCGTATCCAATCATCCAATTTGTCCTGCACACCATAATCAAATCGGATCTGCATGTAAGTGAAATGTGGCAGTGGTTTGATCACTTTTCTAATACCAAAAAAATTTAGAGCATTGGGCTCACCATTTTTTTGCAGCATCAGTCTTCGTATTTGGTAGTGATACCGAATGGTGCTTCCACTCTGTCGTTGTGGTTGTCGTGGATCACAAACACTGTGTCACAGTAGTAAGGATCTCCCCAACTGTCATAGGTGTAACCATCTGTGAACATGATCAATCTTTTGGGCACAATGTCATTCTTTTTCATGTAATCCCAATTGCACATAAAATCTGTACCGCCACCACCTGTGATTTGATACTGACTGATGTCACCATCGTTGGGACCGTAATCCTGTTCATTGTACACTTCTGTGTCAAAAGTCCACACTTTAATTCTATAATCTTTGTATTGATCCATGATGGATTTGATTTCACTCAAAAACACTGTCAATTGCTTCTCACTGATGGATCCACTGGCATCAATGGCTACAGCAATGTCTATGGTTTGTTCAAACTGCGAACCTGGTAACACCACACCTGAATGCCATCCCTTGCGGCTGGGTCTCATAAAACTATAATCACTTTTGATGGTGCTTTGAATTTGTGTTTGCAATATTTCTCTCCAATTCATTTTGGGATTAGTCATGCTCTGCACAATTCTTTCCACTTCTTTGGGAAGATTGCCAGCACCTGCTGCCTGTGCAGATTGCAGTATGGAATCTTTGATTTCGTCTCGAATTTTTCTTAATTCTTCTTTGCTGAATGCTGGTTTCTTTTTTTGACCTTCCTCTTTGTTCTTGTCATTTTTGCCTTGGCCTTGGTTGTTGTCATCACCCCATTCCAAATGTTCATCCAACAATTTACCCAATTTTTGCAATTGTTTCTCATCATATTTTTTATAAATTTCATCATACACTTTTTCTGAACTCCATCCTTCATATTTAAAATCTTGGAAGATTGGAATATCTTTGGGTTTTTCACCAATGTTGTCTCTCACCAATGTGTTGTTCACAATGTAATCACAAGCCACATTGTAGATCTGTCTATCTCTTTGTTCAGTTCTACCAATGTGATCAAACACACAATGCAGTATTTCGTGTGCTATCACAAACTCAATTTCTCTAGCAGAAAGTTTGCTGAAAAATTTTGTGTTGTAGTACAAATTTCTGCCATCAGTGGCTGCTGTGGGACACCATTCATCACATTCTTGAATGCCCAATCTAGTGGCCATGTTGCCAAAGAAAGGATGTCTTAACAACAGTCCCACTCTGGCCACGATAATTTTATCCAACACTTCTTGTTGCAGTTTATTTAATTTTTCTTGTTGTTTTGTGTTCATAATTCTATCTGAATGCACGGGGCACTCTGCAGTGCCCCATGATGGTTACTCTTTGGGAGTGACCTTTTGTGCGGCAATAACATACTTGCCGTACTTTTCATGAAACTCATCAAAACATGAGATACTGTCTGGATCAATCGGCAATTGATACTGTGTGAGAGCAAGTTTAATGCCCATTACCACAATCTCTGTGTCGAAGTTATCCATAGAAAATCTAAGAAATTTATTGACCTTGTCATTAAACTTCTTGTCTTTCTTATCACATGCTTCTTTCAGTTCGTAGCAAAGGGAGACCGTTAAGGAATACATGGCACTGATTTCTTTGGTCTTCATTTTTTCTACCTTCCCTGACAGGATGTCAGATGGATTTGGTAGGTCCTTAGCCACTTTTCTGTGAGCCATGAATTTTACTGCTAATCCTTCGCCTACTGCTCCACTAACTAGATCGGCTGTGGTATTCTCATCCACTTCGTCAGACAATAATTCACTGACAAATGCCCAAGATCTTGGAGTTGCGAACGATCTGCCTGAACTCTTAGGTTCAAAATCGTATAAATCTTTCTTGCTGAATGTTAAGAACCCCACCACATCTTTGTGCATGTTGTTCTGTACAGCCCACTGAAACCAATCATCAAAATCCACTTTCATTTCTATATGGATAAATCTATTGGCCAATGGTGCAGGCATTCTGTATGTGATACCTCTGTCCGCTTCTCTATTACCAGCGGCAATAATAACCACATTGTCAGGCAGCCTGTATGTGCCCACTCTTCTGTTTAGGATCAATTGATATGCTGCCGCTTGAACTGATGGTGCGGCTGAATTCATTTCATCCAAAAACAATATAATTTTTTTGTGTTTTTTAGCAAATTCTTCATTGGGCAGTTCACTTGGGGCAGCCCAAATCATGTTGTTTTCTTTCATGTTGTAGTATGGAATACCTTTGATATCTGTGGGTTCCCATAGACTTAATCTTATGTCAATCACATGAGCATCAATGCTGGCAGCAATTTGATGTACCACATCTGATTTACCAATACCAGGTGCTCCCCATAAAAATAATGGACGTTTTTTGTTGATTGCGTGTGTTATGCTACTTTTAGCATTGTTAGGACTGACCTGTCTAACTGCTAAACTGTCTTTGTCTGCTTTGGCCATGTTGTACTCCTTTTAGTTTGTTTCAGTGCCTTAGTGTTATATACATAATAGCATCTGTGAAAAAAGAAGTCAATTGGTTTTGAATTAAAAAAGTCGTTGATTTCAATGGCTTAAAATCCTTGATAATTGTGGATATCTTTACTGTTCGAAGGGTCTACTCATGGCTTTGGTCAAACCATATTTGCGTATGTCGCCTGAAAATAAGTGAAGTTCCATGGCCTTCTTTTCATTGGTCACAATAAGACCATCAGCAGCCAAGTAATATGGACAATCTATAAACTTGTCTAAAAATATCAATATCTGTGTGGTTATGGTGAATTCCAATGGAAATGGCACATCATAAGTCTGTAATTCTAATTTTTCTTGAATAAATTTAAGACCTTCTTCAGTGAGTCTTAATCCACCTTCTGTTTTGATACGACTGTTTTTCCACCATATGGGTAGATATTCTTTCATGGTATTATCGTTCACGGAAATGTTTGCCTGTTGAAGGAATATTTTAGTATAGGTGGTTTTCCAGTCCATTATTTTTCAGTGACAGTTTCGCCCTGAGTTAATTTCACCACTGCAAAGTCTTGAACGTTGAACAGTGTGTTGAGTTTTTTGGCAAGGTTAAAAGCATGGCCTGGATTGCTGAAAGAAACTTTCTTGTATTTGGGTCCTGGATAGTTGGTGGTCATGTTGGATGACTTTAAATTGAAAGGTTTATTTTTGTAAAATACGGCCCATATGGCTTCTGCATCCAAAACCTGTTCAGATTTGTAGTCTTTTTTATTAACATTCTCCAAAAGGATAATGGGTTTGGGTCTGCTCATGTGTTCCTTGTAAAAATGATTAAGCATGTATATTTATGCCTTTTGGTAAGTTTATTTTTTGGTTCTGTGAAAGAACCTCTAATGGAACTGCTTTAAAATAGGTAAAAAACAACAATCAACAGCAGAGTAAGTGTAGACAGCAGGCTCACACAAAGCAGTGGGTAAAACGCCTTTAATTTGAATCTAATCCACATGTTTTCACCCTCTTGTTGGAAGTATTCAGGAGCAGTCATGTAGGGATTGAAATGGTTGTTGGGCAGATTGGTACTGGCTATTTGTTCTATTTCTTTGTCAGTGATGCTCACAGTTTGCCCCCATCCATTTGTACCTGAATCACTTCATCCTTGTCTTTCTTGCTGAGTAAATCTTCGTAATTTCCAGCCAGTCTGCTCATCACAATGCCCAATGCGTAGGCCACATTTTTGGCAGTGGTGATATCGATTCGCACTTCTTTTTGATTGCTCAGATCAGCCACTTTGATCTGTTGTATCAATTGTTGTATGGGTGCTGTGTTAATTGGTGTGTTGCTCATTGATATTTCCTTCCTGTTTGTTGGCACTGCTGAGTTCCTGTTTCATCTCCAGCAATGTTCTGAATGGTCCTTTGTTGGGATACCTGTCTATGGTGAGCAGTTTGGGACAGAAACTTTTGACCCATCCTTTTTCAAATTTAATAACATAATATCCAGCACAATACAATGATTTGGATTTTTTACTTTTGGTAAACAATGGTAATTTTTTTTGCACATCAAACACAGGATTACAAGGTTCAAATTTAGTGGGATATCCATACACAGAGTTTGCATCCACAGCAGGATCTTGTGACACAGTCACAGTGGTATTTCCCCACAGCCAATCTCCTTTGAATTCCTGTCTCAATTGTTGCTCATTGTCAAACATGCGACTGCCTGAGGCACAACTGAACATGTATCTGTGATCTTCCTGACGGCACAGTGTGCCCAGTTTGATACCTTCAGATTCCAATATCCAAAACTTACCATCCAATATGGGTTTGGCAATCACTGTCATGCTGTGACCTCTTCTGTTATTTTATATTTGGCATTCAATGGCTCAGCATAACTCTGTGCTTGATCCACAATTCTTTGCATGTCCCATTTGGCACAAAATCTAATCAATTTGATTCCCACTTGTTCCACTGCTTTGGGGTTGGCTGCTTCTGCCACAGTTTGAGCCATAATTTGTTTTATTTCATCTGGTTGTGCTCGTAAATCGCACAATATAACATTTCTATTGTAATCATCCAATACTCTGTGCTCTACTCCTTCATGATCCATCCAACGTTGCAACATCATGTTGTTCCAGTTAAACCCTTTATTTTTTCTATCTTCATATGCTTCACGCAATCCTACTTTGGTCTTGGTTCCTTTGGTTCTTACTCCTGGAAAAGCAGAAAATATATTGTCTGTGCTGTCTCCACGCACACATTTTTCAAACAATTGCCATTCTGGTTCAGGTGCTGTTTTGTTTTCACCTGTTTTTTTATCTTTTACAGGATTACCTTTTTGATCAAAATAACCTTTATCAGTGATGGTCACTTCTGAAATACCATTGTATTGTTTCACATTGGGAGCAATCAATTGTGCAAAATCACTGTCTGTGCTGATGATCACGTGCTGGTCTTTGGGATGAGCTTGTATCCAAGCAGAGATTAAATCATCTGCTTCTAATCTTGGATTTTGCAACACTGTGCAATTGGTCTTAGTTTGTATAAATTCTTTAAAATTATCAAAAGTTTCCCAAAATATTGTTTCTTCTTCTTTTTCTTTGGCTGTGAGTGCTGCACGAGCATCAGATCTATTGCGTTTGTATGGAAGATAATAATCTTTGCGCCAACTGCGTCCTTCCAAACAGAATACCACATGGTCTCCTTTGAAATCTTTCCATACTTTTCTTACACCGTTAAGAGTAATATGTAGAGCCATACCAATCTTATCATTAAGACTTCCGTCAGTTACGTGACGTGATCTAAAAAATACATTGGCTAAATCCACAAGCAAGTAGGTCATTAACTGATTTCCGATCTATCTTTTCCTAATTTGTTCACATTGATGTATCCAGCATCACGTGTGGCGTCCTGTCCTTGATCCTTCAGCACGTTTCTAGTGACTTCTTTAAACCAACCTTCCACTATTTCTTCATTGGTTTCACCTTTGTAACCTGCATCTAATAAATCCTCTATGAAAGCATTGTTCCAATCCAGTTCAAAAAATCCATTTCTGATGTTTTCTTTGTTCACGTGAGTCTCCAACACTGCCACCCAAGGCTTGCCTTCTTTGGTTGCTGCTTCTTTTTCACGCAACAATGCTTGATGTGATTCGCTTTTGTTTTCTGTTGTGTCTTCTTTTTTAAATATTTTTTTAACTTTATCAAATATTCCCATATCTTTTTGCTCCATTATGTACCCCATGCGTTTTTAAACAATGGCACTTGTAATCTATCACTGTATCTATATCCCATCTTCATTGCCAGTTCTGCCACTGTTCTATTGTTCATATGATAGACACTTTCTACTCCACCCACAGGCATCAAATAAACTGATCCCGAGAATCCTGCTTTACGATAATCAGCCACTGCTTGGAATGCTTCATCAGCATCTTCCTTGGTGGCCACCACAAATTTCAAATACACATGCCCCACATCTCCATATTCTGCCACCACTTCAGGCAGTATAGCTTCTTCACGTTTTTCTCCGCTCACACTTAATTTTGCACTCACAGAGAATGATATGGATTCTTTAGTTCTACCATTCTTCTGATTCCATTGAGTCAAATAATCTTTAAAATCTTTGTGTAGTTTTTGTGTGCCATTGGTTTCAAAAGTGATCTCTTTTAAAGCCTGCATCTTTGCATGTTCCAATACAT